CTATAACCAGTGCGGCCACCCACAGACTTGCGGGTACCAGCCCGATCCGGACGAGTAGACAAACGCCACTTATTATAATCCTTCACGGCCTTATCATAGGCACGGAACGGTGCAGTAACAGCGTTCCCGATATCTCCTAAATCAATAGCAGGTTTCTTAGCCATCAACGATCTCCAAAATCAATAGCAGGTTTACTGACCCTAGAACTAGAACTGGACCTAGACCTAGATTTGCGTGCCGCAGCCTTCTTCGGTGTGGCACGCTTCCGGGTAGATTTCCTTCTCATTTGGGCGGAATCATTGGCGAAACGCTCAATGGCATAAGGGGTCCACCATTTCCAATCGGTGCCGGACGGCCCCTCACTAACAATATCCATCATCTCCCTGACATCACGCCTGATGCCCGGTCCAAGTCCGGCGCTCCTACGGCGATCTTGCCAACCCTGCATGTAGCCCTGAATCTCACTAGAAGGATACATTTTAGACAACTCGGTCATAGCGCTATTGCGAATACTGGCAGCACGCTCATAACCGCTCTGCGAAACTTTCTTTTTCCTAGGTTTGCGTCCCGAACCTTTAGGCATTCGACTCTCCCGGTTGTGTAATCGAAACGGGGGGAGGGGAATAACCCCTCCCCCCGCAATCAATTAGCAAGTTGATCAGGCGGTACGAGCCGTCAACTTGCCCTGCTTGGCGGCGTTACGGCAAGTCAGGTTGCCGTAGCACATGATCAAAGCGTAACGGGCATCCAAGTTCTCAGGACGCACGAAATCGGTCTGCTCAAACCACTTGCCGGAGTGACCCACCAGAGTCAGGTACTTGCTGTTCAGGAAGTACATGACACCGGCGGTGCAGTGCACATCGTAGGTCACCGGAGCCGACTTGAACAACAGGTTCTGGAACCCAGCGTCAGCGGTCTTGGCATCGGTGTACCGCAACTGCGGCTGGAGCAACGACTCATACTTCTCAAAGAGAGTCTGAGTGGTCAGCACCATGTCCGGATGATCGTTACCAACCGAAACGCTGTTGTAAGCGGTAGCCATATCAGCAAGGGTCAGCGCACCAGCGGTGTTCTCCTCATACGACTGCCAGAACTCGTTGCCAGCGGTCGCACGGTTGATGCCACCGACAGTACCACTAGCCTCAACAATGTTGCCGAGGCCGTCCCAGTCCTTGCCGGAGTTGCCGGTGCCGTCAGCGAAGAACATCTGGTTGAAGCCCTCACGCATCGACTCCTCGGCCTGCATGATCTTGGCCTCCAGAAGATTGATGATGGCGGCTTCGCCGTTGTTCTTGGCCTCCTCAATACCGGAGATGGCGATGCTGGCGGCGTACTGCTTCCAGTCGTACTCGGCGGCTGACATGCCTTCCTGAGCGGTCAGGGAGATCGTGTCGTAACCGGAGTACGAACCGACAGTGCCGTTCAGCCCGTAAACCAACGGCTCCACGATCTTCGTGCCGCCGTCCAGCATGCGGATACGGCCCTTGTCCATCAGGTAGTTCGTCAGGGGTCGGGCAGTGAAAATGTTGTCTGTCATCTGATCACGGTAGTTGGCCAGAGTAGTTGACAGCAACGAATCAAAGTTGGTGTTACCAGCCATGATGTTACCTCAATTCTAGGTAGAAAGATGTGTAATGATCACATACCCATCTGCTGCTTGGCCAAAGACCAAGCATCATGAATGGAACCGATCTTACCCGCAGGCTGATCACTAGGTCCGTTAGCCGACGCTCCGCCCTCAATGAACGCCGCATCACGCTTGGCGTCCACCACCTGCTGGTTCTGGTTAGCCAAAACCTGCTGGGCATCCTGTTGGGTACGAACCTGCTGAATCAACCGATCATAAGCCGTCTGCTTATAGACAGCCTCCAAATCGGTGGTGCCCATCTTCAATGCAGCGGACACAACTTCTTGCGGGTCAAAATCTTCGTATGTGGATTGCAAACGAGAAATTTCCTGCTGCAACTGCTCATTAGCACGATCTTGCTCATACTGCTGTAAACGCTGCTCGGCCTCCCACACCCGCTGCTCCAAAGGATCATCGAACTGTGGGGTTTCGGGCTGCGCATCCGCAACCATCTGCTCGGCTGCTGCTACCCCGTAATGACGGGACAACACCTGCAAAGTGCCCTGCGGATCAGATTCAAGAGCCTGCTGCAAAGTCTGCGCAAACTGGAACTGTTCCCGTTGAGAAGCCAACTCCTGAGTCTTGCGAGTGTAATCAGCCTGACGTTGATATCCCTGAATGGCCTCATTGAAAGGCACATCCAGTTCTTCACCGTCAACCTTGACCTTGACATACTTTCCGTCGAAAGCATCAGTGTCAACATACTCGTAGGATGGGGCTTCAGCCTCTCCTGTTTCTACTCCGGTGGTTTCCCCGACCGTTTCGGGACCAACTTCAGTAGTTTCAATTTCAGACAAAACTGTCTCCTTCTAGAGTCCAATAAGGTTGCTCTACTATATAGTTAGGGCGTTCTAAAAATCAGCCCACAATCGGCGGTACAGCCCCCTGAGGGGGCGGTGCCGCCGCCAAAGCCGCCAACATCATAGGGTCAACTGGCGGTCCGCCCGGCCCCACAGGGGCCGGTCCCATCGGCATCAGAGGTTCAGCCGGAAGTGGCGCTTCCTGTGGCTGCTCGGGTTCCGACAAGAACATCTCCGGATTCTTGACGCCAAACCCGTACTGCAACACATAGGCACCCAACTTCTGTACGTCTACAACCCCGGCGGCAACAAACGGGGCCATAGCGTCAACCATCTGCATCGCAGACTGGCGGCGATATGCTTCGTTGGTCGGCTGGGTGGACCCAGCCGCAACCTCAAAGTCAAACTCACCGGCAATATAGTCACGATCAAACGTGACCCACATCGGCTCACCGTCCTTGGCGGTGATACGAGCAACCTGCTCGCCAGTCATAAACTGCTGGGCCAACTGCACGACACGACGCCCCAACTTCGCAATAGCGGTTTCAATCACAGCCAACTTGTCGGCAGTCCTAGCGTTCTGCGCATCCTGAATCAGTGCGGCTTCGGTAGCGGTGCGTCGGATTTCCGACACGCCGCCACGCATAAACTCGGTCACACCGGAAATCAATTCAATATCGGTGCGAATCAACTCTGATTGATTGTAAAACTCTGGCGGGTTGATTAGCGCCGGGAACGGAGCAACCGCATCAGCCAACGGCATATCACCCTGAACCGGAACCATCACGTTGTCCTCATCAGACTCCAACGCTGCACGACCATTTGAATCAAAGTTTGTTTCACGGTACAAATACTTGCGTGCATACCGCTTGCGATGATTCATCATCTGGGTGCGGGTTTCATTCAACTCCCGCTGCATCGGCTCAATAGCCTCCAAATCACCGATAGGATAAAAACAATCCGGAACATCATAGTTCCGGATCATCACAAACGGATGACCAAACGAATACGGCTGCTTCTTGGGCTTGATCAAAAATGATTCGCCACCATCAGCAAACACAGACACCGTGTTGTTCTTCAAATCATAAAACTCGTAAACATCCGCATAGCCTTCGTCCTTGTCGTGAATCTTGCGGGACGACGGGTCATCAGTGTAACGGGCATATGATACGGCAGGCACATCCTCACGGGCATTCCTAGCGTACCGTTTGTCTGTACGGACATCGTTGATTGTGCGTCGCACCCGATGACAAATCCACTTGGCATCATCCATGCTGGTCGCATCGGGGTCAATGAACACATCGAACGGGGAGACACGCTCTATGAACGGCTCATCTTTCGTGACCACCAAAGTCGTACTAGTGACATTCTCCTCAACGCCAGCATCCGAAATATCTTCAAAGTCACCAACACGCTCCTCCTCCACATACCGGTAGCCGACCTTCAACCAGCCGTGCCCGACAATCAGAAAGTCTTTGACAGCCCGCTGGAAATGATCTTTGAAGTTGCGGTTACGCCACCAATAGTTCACGACCGCCTCGGCAATAACGGCTTGTGGCGCATTGTCCGGATCAACAGCGTTGACCGTGATCTTCGGATAGTTGACAGCAATCGACGGGGCAATCACATTTACCGTAGAGAACGCAAGGTTTACAAGGATTCGATCTTCCTCGGCGTAATGCTCGTAATGCCGTCCACGATACAAGTCAACTAGACGACGCCAAGTATCGTCATATGATTCTTCACGCCGCCACCGCTTGGACTGGGTGATTTTCTTCCGATACTTGGCCAGTATCTCTGTGTTCGATGGGCGTGCCATCAGGCCGACAACCAACTCTGGGCCATGCGGCCCGCAAGGTTCCATACGGCAATCGCACCAGCGATTGCCGCCGCCCTGAAGAACGAAACGTCAAACACGGCGGCGGTCAACGGCGCAGCCGTTGCCCCGGCCACAAACGTAGCAACCGCCCGACGAACAGCCTCACGATAATCCATATCAGTTCTCCCTATCAAGATGCCACTCAATGTGACCGTCCAACCTGTCATCAATCTTATCAACCTTAGTGTCGATCCGTTGCAACAGTTTACTGTTGCGGTTGTGATCCCTGTTGTTTTCCCGTCTAGTCTTTTCAATCAGGGTAACAATAATCCCACTAGGAGCCAAGACAGCCAACACGATCTGCAACCAAGATGACATGGCAAATCAATTCACCCGTTCCGGCACCACGCCATTAGCCTCAGCGTTGCCAAGGATGTCCCGCTCACGCTCCCTGAGGGTGGGACCGTGAAAGTTGTCCCGACCGTAAGTAAACCCAAGGTTCACCGACTTGACATGACAGCCGAAACAAATCGGCCCACGGCGAGGAATAACATCAAACGTGAACGTCCGGCCACAATTTTCACAAATCAAAGTACCCATCACAAATAGCCAGATCGTTCTAATCTACCGGATATTGGACGAATTCCGCACATTATATGACCCGATAGGCACCCTGCCGGGGGATTCCTCCGTCATTAGGAACTGTTCCCACCAAATCAAACTATTAGTAGGGATCGGCGCACCAGCATCATACTCCGGCAACCACACATACTTCAACATCTGGTTCGCAATAGCCAACGAAATCACACGGTCATCATGCGGCGACCCGGACATCCGCCCATTATCCTTCCGCACAAATGTCCGCAACTCCCCAATCGTCTGATCGCAAACAATATCAAGTTCCTCATTCCTGATAGCAGCAGCCAGTTCATCAATCATCAACGGCTTTGTGGTCGCTGTGGTGCGCCAACCCAGAATATCTGTCGGCGTCGATCTTGCCTGAGCAAGACGGCGCTGCTTATAAATATTATGATAACCGTACCGTTGAACAGCCTTCAGGGTTGTCAACCCATGGTTATTGTTCTCAACGCCCAGCAGAGCGTTGTTATAGAAGCCACCCAACTCTGACAGCAGCGCACCGAACAAGTCCGGTGCGATGTGTCCATGCCAGTGAGCAACCACAAGACCGGTATTAGCG